AACGTAAATTTGCGTAAAAAGTTAGAAAAATCCCGGATTTCTTATCGAAATCCGGGATAATTTTGGTTGCGGAGGTCTGCTACACCTGGTATGTACGACCTGGACGAACCGCGCAGCGTAAAATATGCCCCGACCCGCAAGCGGGCCGGGGCCTTTTCCTGTCTGTTACTCCATGTAGCGGACGACCTCCGCGCTGATCAGGTGCGGCTTTTTCTCGCGGTCAGTGATCTTGTACCACGTTGCGCCGTCCTTTACCAGGCGGCCGCAGACCGGGAACGTCTGGCCCTGCATTGCCAGATTGTCCACGTTGCCGTCCATGTCCCGCAGATTGACCATACCAGTATAGACGACCAACACGTGGCCGCCGATAGCCTCCGGCCCGTCGCTATGCTCTGTGGGCGGCTGCTCCTCCTGGTTGTCGGCTGCGGCGGCGGTCTGGCCTTCCGACTGCTGCGGCAGGTCGTCGGCAGCTGCGGGTTCTGCTGCCTTCTGGGCGGCGTCTGCTTCCAGGATCAGAGCGATAACGTCAGCCTTTTTCTTTGCCTTCTTGGTGTCCAGGCCCTTACCCTGGGCAACCTTTACCAGCTCCGTCATGGTCATACTTTCCAGGGCTTCGTCGGTGTATTCCTGGCGGGGTTTTGCGGGCACCCCCGCCGCGGCAGCTGCGGCGGCCTCCACGGCCGCCAGGGTTTCCTCCATGCTGTTCATCGTCTATACCTCCCGGCGTTTACTTTTTGGGTGCGGTGTAGGTCATGGCCTGGCTAGAATCGCCCACGCCTGCGGTGGTCGGGTCAGTGACAATGCCCAGGATCGCCAGTACACCAAAAACCGCATTCACGACGGCGATCAGCTTGTTGCCAATGTCGCCCATATCGATCGAATAGCCGAAAACGGCGGCGACTGCCTGGATCAGCAGCAGCAGCGCCGGGATTAGAGCCAGCCAGAAAGCCTTATTCTTTACTCTTACAGTCCAGTTAATCATTTTGTTTTTCCTCCTGTTAAATTAGCCCAGGCCAGCCCGTGCCAGAAAATATCCGACCACGGCGGCCGCGACAATATCAATTATTTTTCCCACTACGGATTCCCACCGCTTGGCGGGTTTTTGCTTGATCTCCTGCACATCCGCCCGCAGTCCCGTGACGGATTCTCCGCAGTTATCGACTTTTTCGGTCATAACCGCGACAGCAGTAGTCAAGGAATTAAGCGCTTCCGTCTGCTTTTCCAGCGCGTCAAGCCTGTGGGAATTGGACTTGCTGCGCTGTTCTACAGCAGACAGGCGCCCGGCGACTTCTGTTTCTTCCATTTCTGCCTCCTTACCCGGTGAACTCGCTTACATAGCCACGATCCCACCGGCCGACGTGGCAGCCCCAGCTATACAGCCCGATCTCGCCGTCTGTCAGGTGCCGCTTTGCGGCGGCCTTTAGTTTGGGCGGGTCTTTGTAGTGCAGGTCTACCGCCTCGGATAGCGTGTGCAGCGACTTAGGGGACGCACCCTGGATTTCCGCGTTATGGATCGGGCAGCGATAACCAGAACCGCCCGCGTCACCAATGGACAGCGGTTCCCCCAGGTCGTCCCGGATTTCCTGTGCAAGGTCGAGAATGCGCTTGCTGATCACGGATTCCGTGCAGCAGCCGGTTCCTTGACAATGAATTTCATGCGCCCAAAAGTTGCGCGTCAACTGGACGTCAACCCCTCGCGGGATATGATAAAATCCATCAGCTTGCAGGTACTTCTCCGCCCCTCCACCCTCTGCGGCGGCTTGATCCTCCGCCTTTTTTTCTTCCTGTTTGATGATCGGCACCTCGCCGGACGCGATCACATCCAGAATTTTCTTCGCGGTAGCGTCACCGAAGATGCCGTCCGGCGTCAGCGAATAGTCGCGCTGAAACGCTTCCGTCGCTGCCTGGGTTTTCGGCCCCCATACGCCGTCGCAGGCGTCCAGGTGATACCCCAGGTAGGCCAGTAGGTGCTGCTTTTGTGCTACGGTCATATTTTACTGTTCCTCCTTTGCAGTTCTACGCGGCCCGCAGATCAGGCGGGCCTGGGCGGCCGTAATTTTCTTTTCGTCCGCTGCCTCCCACACCTGCTCCGCGGTGATCTTCTTCTGCTTGTAGCAGTTCCGCAGAAAATTGAACATTGCTTTCTCCTCCTTACATTCCCATGACGGCCAGCAGGGCGGCCTCTACGTCGTCCATGCGCTGTTCCAGGGTCGGCTTCTGCTGGTCGCGTGTCCAGCCTTCCGCATACTCCCACCAGCCGTCGAAGTCGTCGGCCACGTCGTCGGCGGTCAGCGGATCGGCGGCGTAGAAAAAGGCAGTTTCGGCCGTATAGGTCGTCTGCTTGCCTTCGGTCTCCTCCCGGATCAGCTCCCCGACGTTTCGGTTCAGCCACACGTTCACGCCGCCCTCCGGCAGCTGTTCGATCACGACACTTTCCGGCCGCTCTGTGTACTCCACGTCCTTGTAGATCATGGCAGAATCACTCCTTTCTGTTTCATTGTCCTGTATCGTTCTGTCCTGGCTATCGTCGCCTTTGCGATCTTTACCAGGTTTTGCACGTCCAGGTTTTCCTGGGTGCGTCTGCTATCGGAATGCTTAAATGGGCCGTAATGGCTCACCAGCTTATAGCAGCGAAAGCGGGGTATTCTCCCGGTTTCTTTCAGTTCCCGGCCGGCCCGTAGAAATTGACGGCGGGCTTTTAGAAATACCCGTGGGCGTATCGTTATGTATGTGCGGTGTACTACATAGCCCATCATATCCAGCCCAGGGCAGCCGCGGGCAGCTGGCCTGGTTGCCTTTCTCCTGGAGCGTTCCTCCTCCACCGTTAGAAATGTAACTGTCTTTCTCTCCGGCTTCAATTCCAGCCCCAGGTTCTTTTCAAGCCATTTTCCGCCCCGCTTTAAGGCCATAAGCAAGTCGGCCAGGCGATCCGCAAAAACGGCCACGTCGTCCATGTACGCCAGCAGGCGGTCAACCAGCTTTCGCTCCTCGCCGCGCCTGGACTTTCTCAAATCCAGCAGGTGCCGCAGGAACTTTGACATGACATAGTTAAACAGCCAGGCAGACAGATAGCTACCGATCAGCAGCGCCCCGTCCGGGTCGGTTGCCAGCAGGGCGTCCACCAAGGCCAGCTGCCAGAATGCGCGGGGTATGTCCTCGCGCATAAGCGCCATGATCACGTCGCCGTGGATAGACTGGAAAGCGTGGTGGACGTCTACCTTTTCGGCGTGTTTGGTTTTCGGTCGCTTCTTGTTTAGCCACCTGTGGAGCTGCCGGGCGCCGCCAGTCTGGCCGCGGCCCGGAATGCTCGCAAACTGCCACGGTAGAATTTTCGCTCGGAACAACGGCATAAGGCCCAGGACGGCCAGGTGGTCGAAAATCTGTTGCATTGCGCTTTCGCGCGTCAGCTCCCGCTCCTTCATGGATAGGCCGTCAACCCGTTTCGTTTTCTTGACTGGTTCCAGGTCTAGGTCGTCGGCGTAGCCGTCCACCAAATCCTCCACCCGCTGCATGACCTCGCAGGCTATCCCATGGACGGCTTCCAGTCGTGCCCACAGCTTGCCCTCTTTTATCTCGGTTTCAATTTCTTCACGTGTAACTCCTCCGTATTTGTTTATCAGCCGCAGCGTTGTGTCCCGGCGCCATTTCTTATCAAATGCGTTCATTACCGCATTTTCGCACAGTTCAATGGTTAATTTCAGATTTTTACAACAATCGACCACACGGGTACACCTCGCATTATTTTCTTTCTGGGTAGATAGGGGCTTTCGGTTGACCGGCAGACCTTAAAGCAGGACGCCGGGATATTACTACCAGCCCCGCTGCGCAGCTATACCGCGCAGCCTGCAAACCGGCACCCACGCTTTACTTTTCCGTGGGCGCTTCCCGGTTTGCGGTTCGGTGATTATACGATTTTAGCCTTTCGGCAGGGATTTGACGACGCAATTATAGATTTACCCAGTAAGCCCCAGCGCGCCGTTCCAGTTCGCATTCCCAGGCCCATTGTTGCCATTCAGGTACACAACGCCACCATTGCCGCCGTTGTTCAAATTGCCAAACGACCAGGGGACGTAGGAACAACAGACACGCACGCCGTCAAACCCTGTAGGGGCTGGCTGCCCCTCTTGACGGCTACGCCGTCAATTCACCCCGCGAACACCGCCTGGAAAGCCCCAGCGCGCCGTACCAGCTCGCATACCCAGGCCCAAAGTTGCCATGCAGGCACACAACGCCACCATAGCCGCCGCTGAGCAAATAGCCAAACGACCAGGGGACGTAGGAACCCGACTTATAGGCCGGGTGATAAAAGCCAGACCGCAGGTAGGTAGTAGACCCGGCGCCGGTGCCGCCTGCCTTCTTCGGGAAAAATACGCTGTCGTAGGTGTCGTCCATCTCTTTCACGTAGTCCCACGCCGCGGACGCTCTCGCATACCGCAGGCCGGTGTCTACGTAGTCCGATGTAATGCTGGACGCTTCCTTTCCCTGCTCCGTGCAGGCGTAAACCTGCAATTCGCTGATACCGTCCGCGTTCTCTGTGTACTTGTAGAAGTCACCGAAAACGATTCTGTAAGCGCCGTTTCCGAACTCGATACCCGCACACCTGCAGGCGTTCTGACCGTTGGTGTTGTTCCGGGGGCTGCCATCGTTCCGGCCGCGCACGGCGTCCGTTGTGCCGCTGTACCACGGCATTGTGCTGATACGGGTGGTCGTGGTTGTGTCGATCGCTGCGGGAATGTCCAGGTTTACGGCGACGTAACTGGTGCCATCCACCTCCACTGTTTCCTTGCTGATTACCCGGACACAGTCGGCCAGGTTGTAATTCACGCCGGTGTTTCTATCGGTGCTGGTGTTCCCGCCCGTTTCGCCCACCGACACGCTAGAACCGACGTGCAGGTTTGCAGCCTGGGCAGCAGTCAGCAGCACCCGCTTGACGCCGGTTTCCGCCACCGCTGCAAGATACTGGAAATTATAGGACAGACAACCCTCCATCTGGCCGGACGGTTCCAGCGAACCGTGGCGCAGCTGCCACATAAGCAGCAGCCAGTCCTGGTCGTGGCTCTGCCAGCCGGTCTGGTATGGCCGGTTTTTCTTGATCGCCGTCAGACCGGTGTTGTAGCTGGTGCGGATGATCGGGCGCTTGCCTGCGCCGCTTGTCACCCCGCCGCCTGCGTCATAGCCTCCGGGATAGGTGTAGTGGCTGACGTAGGGCCGGTGCGTCCCGTCCGGGGCGATACCCTCGCACCACTTGTGATAGCCGGGGGCGGCCATGGTGCGCAGCTGCCGGGTCAGCACCGTGTCCGTTCTGGTCTTTCTGATCCACGGCGCGACCTGTAGGGTCTGTACCGGCGCGACCTCGCCGGTCGCGTCGAAGCCCTCCTCAAACTCCGTAAATTTCACATCCAGGGTGCCCTGGTCGTCAATCTCTACGGCGTTCACCCGCAGCCACCAGAAAGCCCGGTGTTCGTCCAGATCGTCGGCGCCTACGGCGGCGTCGGTGGACAGGTCGCAGGAAACGCCGACGCGATCCTGGGTGAAGGTGCCGAAACTGTCACCGCTGGCGTCAGGGCTTCGGAACTCCACGCCGTAGGTCTTGTCGTTTTGCAGCATTCTAAACCAGCGGGCCAGGCGCTCCTCCTTGGTCATTACGCCGTTATCGGACAGGGGCCACCACTTCTGGAAAACCTGGGTGGTGTTGGTGTCGTCCAACAGCTGCGCATAGGTCGTGTCGATGAAGTCGTTACTGGCGTTTCCTGCTGCAATCGCCGCCAGCAGGGCGTTCTGCTTTTCCAGTGCTTCCGCGATCCTGGTTTGCCCCTCTTTGTCCGGGGCGTGTGTTACCTTGCTCATGCGTCCTCCTCAATGATTGAAAAATAACCACCAGCGTCCCACCCCAGGTGGACAGCTGCGGCTTTTGCCGCCTTGTCCGCTGCGGCCTCCGCCGCTGCCTGGGCTGCCTCTGCTGCTGTTTTTGCCGTCGCCGCCACCTGGGCGGCCTTTGCCGCTTCCTGCTCTGCGGCTTCTGCTGCGGCCTGGGCTTTCTGCGCCGCCTGTTCCGCCGCTTTGGCTGCGTTCTCCGCTGCCTGGGCGTTTGCCTGGGCCGTCTGTGCTGCCGTTCTGGCCGCCTCTGCGTCCTTCTTGGCGGTCTGGGCATTTGTCGCAGCAGCGGCCGCTTTTTCGTTGGCGGCCTGGGCCTCCTGGGCGGATTTCTCCGCAGACGTGCCCGCCGCCGTGGCTTTGCTCTCCGACGCTTCGGCCGCCGTCTTGGCTGCTTCCGCCTGCTCTTTAGCTTTTGCGGCTGCCTGCTCTGCTGCGGCCGCTTTTTCTTCGGATTGCGCCGCCTGTTCCTGGGCGTTCTGGGCGGCGGTCTTTGCGGCTTCTGCGGCCGCCTGGGCGTCCTTGGCTGCCTGGTGTACTTCTTCCACCTTTCCAGCCGCTTCCACCGCCTTGTCGGAGGCGGTCTTTGCGTCCGCTGCTGCCTGTTCCGCCTTGGCGATTGTTTCTTCTAGCGCCGTCATTTCGTCGGCCGACTTGATCGCCTCCTCGTTATGCAGGCTGCGCTCAACCTCGACCGCAAAAACCGCAGAGGTCAAAGTCTGCGACGCATCCGGCGTCGTGATCTCAACCTCACATTCTGCCCGGCCTGCTACTGCTAACATCTGGTTTGTCAGGCTCACCAGCACCCGGTTTGTGCCCGCGGCCCTTTCCGCTGTGTTGTAGCAATAGTGGCCGTCCGGCTTCTGGAAATTCACCCGCAGGACAGCGTCGGCCGGAATTTCGTATTCCTTGCCGTTGTCCAGGATCAGCACCGACACGCAGCGCGTGGCCTTGTCGCCCTGCTTTGCCCTTACGGTTGTATTTCGGTGCGGGTCTGCTGTGTCAACCATGATGCGCTTGATAATCTTGTTCAGCTCCGCCACATGGATCACTCCTTCCTTTCTTCGGTTTTCTGTCCGTAGGCTTTGGCATAAAAGCGGCCCGTTACCGTCTGCATGACAATAGGCCGCAAGCCAGGCGGCAGGCCGCTTTTCTCAAACTCCGCCGCAGCCACCGCTTCGATCTTCCTGCTGATCACTTCCATCATTTCGCCCAGCTCCATGTTCTCCTCCTGGTTCTGTGTCAGATTGTGACACTTATTCGTAGCAGACTATTCTGGTTATTTTTATGAATTTCCCGGAATATACCGCCGTTCCGCTTGACCCGATCCAGATATACCCGCTGCCTGATCCCGGCGTTAGCTGCGAATCCTGGGCGGTATAAATCGCATGACGCAGGTACACACCGCCCGCAGATTCTACAATGGTCAAACAGATCGTTTTTCCTGCTGGCTCATGTACGCGCGTAAAGCCTCCCGTCTTTCCGTTGTTGTCAACGAAATATATATCCATATACTTCATTTTCTCGAAAGAAACAGACAGGTATATCGTTCCGTCGCTGCCGGAGTCGTCGTCATAAAGGACTGTTTCGCCGTCATTGACGTGCAGCCATTCGCCCCAGGATTGCCCATTGAAAAACCGCATTTTCGTTTTCGGGTGTGCCGACGTGCCATCGTCGCCGGTGATCCTCTGGGTCAGCTGGCCGCCAGGGCCGCAGCTCTTGACCTCTAGCAGGAAATAGCCCTTTGTGATCGGGCAGTTTGCGTAGGTCGTCGTTGTCGTATTCTTGGAGGCATACCAGTTCGGCGTCTTTACGTCGTCAAGGTCTGTCCCCGTCGATAGGATAGGGTATTCCAGGCCACCGGCTAGGCGGGTTTTGAATGCCACGTCAAGGGTGTTTTGCAGTTCTGCGACCTTGCCCAGGGCGATACCCATTCCTTTCGCCAGAATGGAAAACAACTTTCCCACGGCAGCACCCACGGCGGCCTTCCTGACCGTTGTGAAGGCGTCCTGCGCGGTCACGATCACGTCGTAGCTGGCCGTTTTGTCCGCGGCGAAAACGAACTTTGCACCGCTGACCGAATAATACCCGGCAATGCTGGAAAGCGTCGTTTCCGTATATCCTGATTCTGTGGTTTTCTTCTGCTGCACCGTATACGCTGCCGTGTTGGCATTATTCAGCGGGTAGATTTCCGCAGAAAAGACGACGGTCATATAGTCGCCGGTGCTGCTGGCTGCGGCGTATGCGTCCGATCGGTAGACCGACACGCTGCTAATTTTGGGGGCTGCATATTCTTTCACGCTGATTTGCATAGCGGTATAGGTCGCGCGGCCTCTGGAATCTACCGTCTTAACCGTTATTGTCAGCTTGCCGGACGACGCGATCACCTGGGTCAGAATGTCGTCGCCGGTATATGTCTTTCCGTCCACGGTCGCCGTGTTTGTGCGAATCGTCGAACCATAGGCGCCCGCGGCGGTTATCTTAATGCGCAGCTGCGAAAGCCCTTTCAAATATCCGTATTTCTGCGCCACGCCTGTTTCGTCCGAATAACTGAACGACACTGTGGGGGTTATGCTGCCCGGAATCGTCAGCGTTATCTGTACCTCGCTGGTTCCTACCGTTGTACTCCCTGATACGGTCGTTAATTTCAGCTTGCAGGTCAGTGTGGTGCCCGTCGTGTTCTGGTAGGCCAGATCCATCGGCGGCGTCCAGTTGATCGTCGTGGATGTCGTGCCGGTGGTGACGTCGCCGGAAACATTTCCGCAGGTGTAGGCGACCTTATAGGTCAGGCCGCTTGCGCCGCTCACGGTCAGCGTTTGCTGCACCCCCAGGGTGCCGTTTCCGGCTGACAGCGTGGCATTCCGGGCGATCTTGTTCAGCGTTCCAGAGCCGTCGCCGCTGTACGTGCCCCGGTACGTTCCGCCCCAGGTAAAGCCGAAGGTCTGGCTGAACGAAAAGCTGAACGTCTTGCTACCGTCGCTGTTGTGGTAGATCGTCGTGGAGCCGGTCGCCAGGGTTGTCGTGCTGTTTGCACCGACGCTCCAGTTTGCCGTGCCGGAATAACTTTGACCGTTTACCGTAACCGACCACGGGTGCGATCCGCTATATGTAAATTTGCCGTAGGCGTCGGCGGCCAGCCACATCTCCCAATGAATCGTGGTCGAATTGTTCGCTATTGACTGCGACGTTTGCTGCCACTTAAACCACAGCGTATGGTTTCCGGTGACATATACCGACGTGCTTCCGCTGCTTGCCATTTAGCCCTCCTCAACGTAGCCACAGTTTACATTTCCGTTTTCGTCTTTCTCGATTTGATAGCCCAGCAGGGTCAGCGACTTGGTGATCATCAGCTCCGGCGTCAGGGCGCGGCCCATTGCGTCGAACTGCTGCACCGGCACACCGTTGACCATTATGCTGATCATGTCGTTGTCAATGATAACCTTGTTCGGGTTGTCAACCTCTCCGATCGTCAGGCCGTTAATGTCGAAAGTGAAATACTTGGTTATGGTTCTGAATTTTTCTTGCAGGTCGCTGTCCACGCCCTCGATCGTCTGGTTCGTTTGCGTGAATTTCAATGTCATTTCATCGGACAGCAGTTTCAGCGCGGCGTCCATTTCCTCCTTGGTCGCCAGGCCCTCTGTTACTGTCTTTGAAACGGACAGCTCTATTTCATCCCGCATGGCCAGAATCGTCGCCTTCATTTCCGTCGTGGTGGAGTATTCCACCAGGCGGCCGTCTGTGTAATTCTTGGCGTCTGCGGCGGCGTCCTCGGCTTTCTGGGCGGCGTCTTTTGCTGCTGCCTCCTTGGCTGCTGCTTCCGCCGCTGCGGCGTCTGCGGCACTCTGGGCGGCCGCTGCTTCAATCGCTGCCTGTTTGGCCGCTTCGGCTTTGGCTGCGGCGTCCTCTGCGGCGTTTTCCTCCGCCGCCTTGGCGTCCTCGGCCGCCTTGTCGGCGGCTGCCTGTGCGTCCTTGGCTTTCTGGGCGGCGTCGGCTGCGGCAGTATTGGCGGCGTCGGAGGCTGCCTGTGCGTCCTTTGCCTTCTGCGCTGCGTCGTCGGCGGCCTTCTGGATCATCTTCACGCTTTCGTCAACCTTTTCGATTGTCGCGTACTTTTCAGATACAGACAGGTCGATCGCGTCCTTTGCCACCTTGATCGCGGCGTCCATCTCTTTCGTGGTGGAATAGTCTACCAGACAATCGTCTGTATACTTCTTAGCCGCTGCGGCGGCGTCGGCGGCCTTCTGGGCGGCGTCTTTTGCTGCTGCCTCCTTGGCTGCTGCTTCCGCCGCTGCTGCGTCTGCGGCACTCTGGGCGGCCGCTGCCTCAATCGCTGCCTGTTTGGCCGCTTCAGCTTTGGCTGCGGCGTCGGCGGCTGCGTTTTCTTCCGCTGCGGCAGCGTCCTCGGCCGCTTTGTCTGCGGCCGTTTGGGCGTCGGCGGCTTTCTTGGCTGCTGCGTCAGCGTCCGCCTTTGCCTGATCGGCGGCACTTTGGGCGGCTGCGGCGTCGGCGGCTGCCTGATCCGCTTTCCCCTGTACCTCGCCCACCTTTTTCTCTACCAACTCCGTCGTTGCGTACTTCTGCGATATAGCCAGGTCGATCGCGTCGGTTGCCACCTTGATCGCGGCGTCCATCTCCTCGGTGGTGGAGTATGCAAGCAGTACCGAGTCAGTGTGTTCGTTCGCGGCGGCCTCCGCAGCCTTCCCGGCTTCCTCCGCCGCTTTCTTGGCGGCTGCGGCGTATTCCTCACCTTCGCCCTTTGTCACATAGGATTTCGATACTTCCAGTTCAATCGCGTCAGACATTGCGCGGATCGCTGTTTCCACTTCTTCCTTCGTGTAGTAGGTATTTGTCAGCTGCTCCCGGATTGTCTTTGACGCCACCCGGATTGCCTCTTTTTTTGCCAGGTCGTCCCCGGACTTTTGCAGCTGCGCGAATGTCTGGGGCACGTTGGAAAACTCCGCTTTGTTCTTTTCCGGGTGCCCGGCGTATTCGTCCAGCTGAACGATCCGCTGCTTGATCCATACGCCTATGCTTTCCGACGCCAGAATGACAGTGTCACCCAGGTCGTAGTCAAGGACGGCGTATTTTTCCGATTGCTTCGCCAGGTCTACCACGTCGCCGGTGTAAGCCATCACCGGGCGGCTGGCTTCTTCCAGGCGGGCCACAGCGTCGTCGTATAGGCTCGTTGTGTTGGTGTACCTTTCGTCGCGCCAGATCGCCGTGATCGTCTTGGGTGAATACTGGTGATTTTCGATATAATCTTTTTCACCCACCCACAAATGCAGGCCGTCTTTTCCAATCGGTATGATCTTGGTGAAGAATCCATAGCTGGATTCTTTCACGCCCAGGCTGCGCAGGTTCAGCCGCTCATAGAAATACACGCCTTTATCCTGGCCACGCTTGGTGGAGAAATACAGGCACTTTTCCAGCGTTTCGATCCTGATTTCCACCTTGTAGGTGCTTACCACGTCTTTGACGATTTCCCACGCCGTTGTATCATCTTCCGCCCGGATTGTCCGGCGCTTCGTGACGTCCGCCGCCACGCTGCACCGCCACCCTGTGTCGGCCAGCGCCAGCTCCATACATTCCTGGATTGTCTTTTCTACGGTTTCAAAACCGTTCAAAAAAACCGTGCCTTCCAGGGCTTCGATATTCAGAGCGGCCGCCACGCTGGTCATTGTGGCCCGCGTCTTGCGGTCTACCGACTTGATCACATATTCCTGGCGTTCCGTCCTTACATAGCCCTCGGTTTTGATCTCTGCCTCTGACGCGGCTTTCCGTGGGTAACTAAATTCAAGGCTTTCGTCGCCGTCCGACAATGTCCTGCGGACGTGCTGGCCGTCCACCTTTTCCAGGCTTGCGACGTGGACGTGGGCGCTATTGTAAAGTTCAATCATTGGCCGCTCCTCTTACATCCACGCCGGGATATATCGGACGACGACCGCAGCAGCGGCCGGTTCCCACGTTAGCGTCGTTTCTTCTTCCAGGATCGGAAACGCCTGCATTTCCACGTCCTGCATTTTGTTGTTTCCGTTTTCCAGCACCAGGCCGTCCGCGGAAATGGTCACTGTGACGCCCGCCGTCAGATTCTTCACGGCGATTTCCTTGGCAAACCCTCGCAGCGTCACCAGCTGCGCGTCCTCCGGCGTTGTGATCTCCACCGTACACGGGCGGCGACGGCTCCCTTTGCGGGTAATCGGTAGCCCCTGCGTGGCCTCAACCACTTCTTCCTCGCCCACCATGTATCCGTCCAGCTCGATCGTCAGCTTGTAGGCCGTTCCGCTCACTGTCTTTGCAACAGTTGACTTTTGCAGGCGCCCCAAATACCAGCCTTTGTAGCCGTCCAGTTCCACCTTCTGCGGGCCATCCAGTAGCCCGCAGAAGTCGGAAATGTTCCGCATGATTTCGTTTCGGCTGCGGCCCTTGAACAGGATCACGGCCTTCACGCTTCCGCATTTCTGCGTTGTCGGTAGGTCGACCGGTTCTAAGAAGTCGTCCGGCCATTCGTAGCTGCTGCCGGTCTGCGGCAGCTGGAACTCGACCGTCAGCTGCTTCGCGCCGTAGTCTTTCGCGTTATGTGTGCCGATCTTCACGCTCCTACCTCCTTACCGTATTTTCTGCGCTTCTTCTACCAGCGCGTCGGACACTCTGACGACCGTATGGGCGGCGATTTCGTCGCCGTCCAGCGTCACATAAACGTAGACGATCCGGCCGCCGCCCTGGCCGTACTGTGCCAGCTTTTCGTCCAGGGTGCTATTCAGCTGCCGATAGAACGGCCGCAGGGGAAGGATTGCTTCCGGGCCATCCTCACCGCCCGCCAGGGCCGTCTGGCCCGCCACGCCGAACATGGTCGGCTCCGTCATAATGCCGCCCGTCTTGTACCAGGCAATGGAGAAGTGCGGGACGGACGGGGGGCTGATACTGAAACTGCCGGAAATGGACAGGTGCGGCAGCTTCAAGTGGGGCAAGCTCCAGCTAAAATTGAAAGCCGATTTCATGCGGTCAATTACAGACCGCACTGTGGAAAGTGCGCTGTTGATCGGCGTTTCGATTGCGGACTTGATCGCGTTCCAGGTGGACGACGTGGCGCTTTTGACAGCGTTCCACGCAGAGCTGACCGCAGAGCGGACAGAATCAACGGCAGAGCTTACCGCAGACTTTGCTGCATTGATCGGCGTGGAGATTGCGGCCTTGATTGCCTCCCACGCCGTGGTCGTCGTACTTTTGACCGTATTCCATGCCGCACTGACTACGGACTTCACGGCAGCGGTCACAGAGCTTACCGTGGCTTTCGCGTCATTCAGCGGCTTTTCTACGGCTGTTTTAACAGCGTTCCATACTGTGGTGGTCGCTGTTTTGATCGCGTTCCAGGCGTTCGTCACGGCCTCCGTGACAGCGTTTACCGCTGTATCTACCGCCGACGTGATCGCGTCCCAGGCAGCCTCCAGGGTTTCGTGGCAGTTTTCCCAGATCATCCGCCACGGCAGGGTAATAAGCTGCACCGCCGCGCTGATCAGTTCCTCAACAAACAGGACGCCGACCTGCACCACGTTCTTTATAGTCGTCCATGCGGTCGTGACCGCCGAAACAATACCGTTCCAGATATTCAAGAAAAACGTCTTGACGGCCGACCATGCGCTGTTCCAGCTGCTTCCAAACCATCCCAGGAAGGTGTCGGCCACGCCCTTCAAAGTGTTCAGCACGTTCGAGAATGTGCTGGATATGTAATCCCACAGAGTAGACCACACGGCTTTCACGGATTCCCAGGCACCCTCGAAGTTCAAGCTAAACAGGTTTATGAAAATATCCAGGGTGTTCAGAATCACACCCGTTGCGGCTGTTAAAATGTTGCTGACCTGCTGGAATGCACCCTCGAATACAGGTGCTAGAAGATCGCAGATTCCGTTCCAGATCGTAGAAATAGCACTTCCTACCGCCCGGAATACTGGTTCCAGTGTTTTCAGCCGGTCGGAAATTCCTTGAATGAATCCGCCGACTGTTTCCTTGATCTCCGACCAGATCGCCGTGATTGCCGTTCTGAACTCCTCGTTGGTGTCCCATAGGTGCTTGAACGCTGCCGTCAGAATGACGATAGCACCGACCACAACCGCCACCGGCGCAGACAGGCCGCCGATTGCTGCCTTTACTGCGTTCATCACCGGCGTCAGCTTTGCCATGGTGTCATGCACCCCGATAATCGCTTTCAGAACGCCGGACACGGCCAGCATTGCCGGGCCGATTGCGGCCACGACTGCGCCGATCGTGACGACCATTTTCTTCGTTGCTTCGTCCGTGTTATTGAACCACGTCGCCCACTCCTGGAACGCTCCGACGATTTTCTTCACGGTTGGCATTAAAATATCGCCTATCTGAATAGCGATACCTTCGATCGTAGATTTTAGGATCGTGATTTGCCCTTGCAGGTTGTCCAGCTTAATGTCCGCGGCTGTCTGGGCGGCGCCCTCCGCGCCGTAAATCGCCGTTGTCAGCTTTTGGAAGTCCTCCTCGGACGCATTGGCGATAGCTGCCCACCCGGACATAGCGTCTTTGCCGAAGATTGCGGACAGGGCCGCCGCCTGCGTCGTAGAATCCAGGTCGCCCATGGTTTGCCGCAGTAGCTTCATGGTCGCCATCATGTCCACGCTGCCGTCCGAGGTTGTCTGGATTGAGAACCCATACGAATCCATAGCCGACTTCATTTCTTTCGTTGGCTTTACCAGGTTTGACAGGCCCGTTCTAAGGGCTGTACCGGCGTTACTGGCTTTAATGCCTGCGTTGCCCATTAGGCCCGTAGCGATCGCGGCGTCCTCAATCGACACGCCCAGGGTGCCACAGATTGCACCGGCGTACTTGAATGTTTCGCCCATCATAGAAACGGACGTATTCGCATTATTTCCGGCCGCCACCAGGACGTCGGCAAAGTGGGCCGAATCCTTCGCGGCCAGGCCGAAGGCTGTCAGTCCATCCGTGATAATGTCAGACGTTGTGGCCAGCTCCTCGCCGCTGGCGGCTGCGGCTGACATTACACCGGCGATACCGTCCAGCATATCCTGGGTAGTCCATCCGGCCATAGCCATGTATTCCATGGCCTGCCCAGCCTCCGACGCAGAGAACGCAGTGCTGCTGCCCATCTCGATCGCCTTATTGCGCAGCTGATCAAATTCGTCAGCTGTTGCGCCGGAAATAGCCTTGACTGTTGACATCTGGCTATCAAATTCCGCGGTCGTCTTTACGGCTGCGGTGCCGACGCCGACGATCGCAGCGCTGACCACGGACATTTTACGGCCCACGTTGTCCAGCACATCGGCGGCCGCTTTGGCATGGTCAGCGAACTCTTGCCACTTAGCCTCTTTCAGCTGCTCGTTTGTCTTTTTCAGCTCGCCCTCCAACTTGGTCAGGGCTTCCTTCGACTTGTTTGTGGCCGCCTCCTGCTTTGACAGCTTTTGCTCGGTCTGGGCGACCTGGTCGGCTGCCTTCTTTTCCTCCTGCTGTAGGTCGGCCAGCTTTTGCTTCAATGCCTGCGTTTCGGCGCTGTTTTCGCCGGTCGTTGCGGTGCTTTGTTCAATAGCGGCCTTCGTTTTATCGATAGCGGCTTGCAGATCAGCCTGTTTCCCTTTCTGCTCTGTCAGGGTTTTCTCAAGGCGCTGTTGCTCCGTTTCATTCAACTTGACAATATCCGTCTGTGCGGAGATTTTCGCCTTTAGCTCCTCTGTCTTGGCTTTCAGCGCGTCCTGGGTGCTGCCGAACAGCTTGGCCTGCGTAGAGGCCAGGCTGTACTCGCTCGACAGTTCTTTCATGGATAGCACCGCGGCCTTCATGGCCTGCTGAAAGCTGGAACTATCCGCTGTTACTTGTGCCCTGACGTTTGACACGGCGCTATCCTCCTTTCTTTTCCGGCTGGTGGTCGATCTCCCACTTCAAGTGTTCAATCAGCGGCACCAGCTCCTCCTTCATGGTTTCGGTGTACGATTGGCGCATGATCTTGATCGACGCCTGGGTAATCACTTCCAGACTTTCCAGGCAGGTCGCCCAGAAATTGGCGGGGCTGTTATCGGTGTAGCCTTCCTCTGCGTCGTAGTCGTCGAACACGCTGGCCTCCTGTTCTATCGGCGGTTCGTCCGATAGAACAGAGAAGGCGGGAAAGACGATCTCCTGCATAACAAAATGAAGCGCTTTCGCAGCGGTTACGACCTGGACGACAGGCGCCCGCGTTGCTTCCTGCACACGTAGGCCCCCGTAAACGTCCGCCAGCAGGCGCGTCATAGCCCGGACGGCGGCTCTTGCGCCGTCCCCGGTCTGTTCCATGTCCCGCATGATCTCCGCGTAGCGCTTCGCCTGCTGCACTGTGACGCGGTCACTGACGCAGCAGACCGTTCCGCGCGGCGTTTCGATCAGCTGATCGTCAATCACGCGCCATTCGTAAAATTCTTTTTCAGGCCCTCAATGGAATGGTTTACCTGCTTCATCAACACCGACTCGACCGCGGAAAACTGCACGATCACCTCACCGGGCGCCACGCCGTTCTCTCCCAGCAGATCGTCACGGGTGAACTTGTCCCCGTACAGCTTGCAAAGGCTGTCAGCCATTGCGTAGAAGTCGCTGCGGGTGTACATCTCCTTGGCGGCGATAGGCTCCCGGACGTCCAGGTATTCCAGATATGCCGCGGTCGATACCTGGGGCAGCTCATAGGTCACGCCGTTCACCGTGATCTTCGCTTGGAACTCCTTCACGCTGTCCTCCTTACTTCGTCACCGCTGCGGCGGTCTGGGCTGCGGACGGACTGGCGGCGCTGTATTCCTGCACGGCGCTGAACCACTTCTTGATCGCTTCGGCAGCCTGCGTGGCCTCCGTCGCCAGGTTGGATTCGTCCACGCGGATACGGAACAGGTGCTTTTCCTGGGCGACGTTGTCCACCGTGATCTTGTCGGCCTTCTTTCGCTCATAGAAAGAGGCGGTCAAGCTGCTGGTCTGGGTGTTCTTCTTGTCCTCGATCGTTTTGTAGGTTTCGCTCTGGCCCTTATTAAATTTCCCGCAATAAAACCACACGAACTCGTATTTCCCGTTCAGCTGGCGGGTCCTGTAGCCCAGGGCCAGCTCTGCGGGTTCGTCCTCTGCGGATTCAACCAGGAAGCCGTTCTGGTACAGTCTGTTCCATACCAGCGCCCGATCTTGGGGCGCCAGGGTGTTCACTTCCAGCTCAACGTCCGTGCCGGTGTACTGGGTCAGAACCTCCTCCGTTCCGTCCTCGCTGTAAATCGTTTCACTGGAATAGTTGTCGGTAATGTTCGCGTTGATCGCGCGGGCGAACTTGATCGGCGTTTCCGCGGTATAGGTGTTTTCGTCGTTCTTGGTGACTTTCGCCATGTAAATGTCTTTCAGACCGCAGCGGCGGCTTCTGGTGATCGCGTTCTCACTCATTCGTTACTTCCTCCATGTATTCAAATCTCTGCGGCAGCGCGTAGATCGTGCCGTCGTTTATTGTTTCGTCCTGATCTTCTGCCTGCCAGGTAAAGCCCGCGGCAAGCATAAGCCTTTTAACCCTTGCCGCCAGGGCTTTGTCGTCCGCTGTTGAAAAGATCGTGACCTGGACATATCCAATTTCGATTTCTTCTTCGTCGTCGCTGTGGGCCTCTGGGGCGGCTCCTGTAGCCCATAGGGTTACGTGCGTCTTGTGCAGGGCAGCGTCATACCATCCTTGCTGCACCGGCACACCGTCCGCCACAATCGGTGCCAGAGCGTCGGCTGCAATTTTGATAATATCCACGGCTACCTCCCAATTTTGGCGGCCAGAAACGCCTCGTACTCCTGGCGGGCAATGTCTGTGATCTCACCCTCGACAGCGGCGCAGGCAGACTGGACAAATTCCCGCGCGGTCATTTTCGTGGTGCCCCAATTCACGAATTTCATATAGAAATATTCTGAATTGTCGGATAGCTTCCAGCCGACCTCCGCCGAAACTTCTGACCCCTTAGATTTTCCCGGCTTAATCGGTATGTTCTCTTTGGCGTGGCCTCCCGGCCTGCACCCGCTCTTACCGGATTTTGCATTGTTTCCGCTCTTGGGCACCCGTTCCTTCATAGCGTCGTGCAGCACATCCGCGCCACGCTTCACTATTCGGCGGTTTACTGCGTCCAGCTCTCCGGGAGCTGCGCAGTCCTCGCAAGCCTTTAGCAGTTCGTCCAGGCCGACGAATGTCAATCCTACTTTCATCAGTCAGCCCTCGACGCAAGGAAGCGGATAAACCCAGACCGGCGCCTGGAATAGTCGGCGCCGATCAGGTCGTAGTCTACGCCCCGAAACTTCACGCGGAACTGCTTCTGATTTCGCCGGATTTCCTCCACCCGGCAGCACGTCCGCACTTCCAGGGTTACGGTGTCCACCAGCCCCCGGTTCTGGATTTCGGCCCGCTCGGTCATTGACTGGCTTGGCAGGTCAGCCCAGGCGGTGTAATAATCCGCCCAGGCGTCAACCTTTCGGCCTTCCACGGTTTCCTGTTTCCGCTGCCGGAATGTTACTCGTGCGTTATCCATTCGCCGCTCCCGCCTTCCGTTCGTAGATTTCAGACAACAGCATGGATGCGACCGCCGCCTTCATCTGTTCGGCGTCTTTGGCGTATTTCTCGCGGTCGTCGTACACGCTCTTAACACTGGCGGCCAGAATGATCTTTTGCCGGGCTGTCATTTTCTCCGGCTCAAATCCGGGGATCAACTCGCCCATGGTCTGCGCTGCGGCTTCGATCATAACCTGTACTAGGTCGTCGTCGTCCTCGTAGTCGATACGGGCGTAGCGCTTGACCAGGTCAAGCGCTTTCTCCATGGTCGCCTCGGTCATGGCTTTAGCCCTTGACCTCGATCTCAATCACGCCCTTTACAACGGCGCCGCTGTCCGTTCCCACAACGTCGAAACGGTCGCGGACTTTCAGGCCGGTCTTGTCGTCCTCCCAGAGGTCGCCCGCCACGGTAGAAATATCCAGACTGATCTTGTCCCGATCGAACAGGGTTACGGCGTCCTCGGTGCAACCGCAGAAAACAGGAACAGTGGTGTAGTTCTTGCTGCTGGCGCTCTTGGTGCCGTTTTTAAGTACCTTGTTGGACAGCTTCACGACGGGGTATTCACCGAACAGCAGCTTCTGCGTCGGCTTCGTGGGGTCTGGCTGAAGCAGGTACTTCCCGTCGCTGTCTTTCAGCTTGTCCAGGTAGTTATAGCCGGTCTGGTTGGTGATCACGCGGGCCTGCTGTGCGACGGCGGGATCAAGGACGACGTTGAAAATGTCTTTCAGATCGTCCAGGCTTGCCACGGAATAGGTGGTTTCACCCACCAGGGCATTCAGCGCGGCCAGAATCTTGGCGTTTCTGGTTGCGCGGGACTTCTTGGCGATCCACTTGGACAGATACGCCAGAATGTTCTCCGCGGTATCTTCCAGCAGCTCTGCGGTGACTTTCAGAATGCCGCCGTACTTCTTGATCTTGTAGGAAATAGACCGCAGCTTCGGCGTCGCCTGCTCCTGGAACTTGCCGCCCTCCTCAACCTCCGGCCATTCGGTGGTATCTGCGTCAGACTCGATCACGCGGCTGCCGGTGTTGGTGCTGACGTGTTCTACGTTGACGTACAGTTCCAGGTCGTCGGCGGTTGCCCGGCGCAGCTCGTGGATCGTGGTTGCAATATCCTGGGGGACGGTCAGACCGCCGTCCTCGCCGGTGTCTGCGCCGCTGGTGCCCTGGCCGTCATGCTCTCGCAGTTCGTCGTGGATCGCAGCGTCTCGGCGAAGGATATTCACGGCATTTTCGGGGGCCTTCTTGCCCTTCATCCGGGCGCGGATAGCCGCCACCAGAGCGCGGCCTACCTCTTTCGCGGTCGGTGCTTCTCCGCCGTTATCGCCTGCGCCGGGTTCCTGGCGGCCGTGTTCGGCGCCCTCGCCGGGTGCGCCTTCGTCGGCGTCCAGGTCATACAGCAGATCGAACTCCCGCTGTGTGGCGATCAGCTCCTTCTTCTTGGCCTCCGCTTCGTCCAGCTTACCGGCAGCAGCCAGGTCTTTCACTTCGGCCTTCAAGGTGTTCACCTTGTTCAGCAGCTTTTTCAGTTTCTCGTTCATTTTTTGCTCCTTTCACTTCGTACCGTACAGGTACAGGTCATTCAGCAGGTCGTTTTCCCGCTTTTTTCTGTTTGCTTCTTCTTTGGCGCTCTGTTTCAGTTCGTCCGGCAGGTTTTTATAACTGCCGAACAGATCACTTGCCGCAGCTGCGGCGGCCGGGGCGTCTACCGCTGTCAGAATAAACCACTGGGCGGCCTTTTCGCCCCTCATCCAGGTTTCCGCCTCCATCAGCGCCGCGATTTCCTCTCGCGTGACGCCTTCCGTCGTTGCCGTCATGTAAACGTCAAGGATAGAATCCCGTGCTTCGTCCAGCTGGCCCGCCACCTCTCGCAGCTGCCGGGCGTTGCCCGTAGCCCGTGTCCAGGGGTCGTGGATCATCACCTGGGCGCCGGTGTTTACCACCCGTTCGTCGCAAGCCATCAGGATCACCGACGCAATACTGGCGGCCATTCCGTCCACCTTGCCGGTTTTCCTGCCCTGGTGCCGTTTCAGCACGTTATAGATTGCAAGCCCGGCGAACACATCACCGCCCGGCGAATTGAAATAAATGGTCAGCGGTTGGTTCGGGGATAGCCCCGCCACAAAGTCTGCAATCTCCTGGGGGTAGTTTCCACCGAACCAGGCCGCGGTCAGTTCATCGTCTACAATGTCGCCGTACAGGTACAGCTCCGCGCAGGTTGCCTCGTTTACCATTTCGATCCGGCCGAACGTCTTGACCTGGCCCCGGTCTTTTGCTTTCAGCTCATAGCGTTTTCTAATCGTTGCCACCTTCTCCACCTCCTTTCTGGTTGCCGCCTGGCGGCTGCTGCGTGGTCGTTGTATCTGTCCCTGTTTTCTTGTTCACCACGTCCAGCGGGGTCATACTGCCATTTACAATCGGCCGGTCGCCACCCTCGACGCCCTCCAAGTCCAGCTTTGCCCGCGGCTCGTTGATCACATAGATACCGCTGTTTACTGCCATGGTGAAAACTTCCATTTGCGTCTTGCTATCCGTTCGCAGCAGTACCTTCTCGTTCAATTTCGCGTATTCGTCGCCTTCGATCATGGCATTTTCGCCCAGAATGATATAGCCGACTTCTTCTTCGTACAGTTTCATAATGAACAGCATTGTTTCCGTCAGGAAAGAAAGCTGCTGCATTTCGCTGTTCGCATAGCTGCTCTTTTCATAGTCATTTATCTGGTTCGGCTTCACCCCGAAGGCCCCGGCGATTTGTAGGGCGGTATACTTCCGCAACTCAAAGAACTGTGCGTCGGTCAGCTTAATGTCCAGGGGCGTCAGCTTCATGCCCAGGGGCACCGGCATAATACGGCCCGTATTCTTTGGCCCATTCCCGAAGTCCTCGAACGCCTGCCGGAGGGCTTCTTTCGCCTCTGGCGACAATGTGCCGGTGTATTCCAGTGTTGCCTTCGCCGTCATGCCCTGCTCATACAGGGCCTCCATGTACTTCTGGGCCGACTTGCTGCCGCCGATCGTGTTCCCCAGGATTTCCTGGACAGGGCGGCCCACCAGGCCGTTAAACGTGTGCGACGTCGGAACGTGGATCACATCCTGGCGCCGGAATACCGTTTTCTTCCCGCTGTACGGGTCTGTGTACAGATACCAGACTTTTCCGGCGTTCTTGAAAATTCCAGCGTCGTCCACCAGCACCTTCACACAGTTTGACGGCATGATCCACAGGTTTTCTACCGTGTAGGTTCCGCCATACTTTTTCCGCCGCAGCTTTCGCTCCACGTAGGCGTAGGCGTTCCCGTAGTGGTTGCGGTTCATCTCCATAACTGCCCAGAAAATGGTCGGCGTCATGTATGGGTTTGGGCGTACCTTCAAAACGCGGATCACGTCGGCCTTTTCGCTTTCCGTCACGCCGTTCTTCGTCCGCTTGAATACATGCCACGGCATTTTTCCCATCGTTTCGGCCAGGGTTTTTAGGCAGGTGAAATAGGTGATTTCCGACCACACGCCGCGGCGGCTGCCGTTATCCAGCAGCCAGTCCCGGAACGACCCGTCTGAAAAACTTAGGGTGCGCTCTGCGCTGTTTCGCATTCTGCGCCGGTTCCAGGGCATGGCCGCGATTGCCTTTCTGATCCATTCAATGGTTTTCACTCGTTTATGCTCACCTTCTTCGTGCTGTGTTTGGCGTACATTTTCAGCCATTCGTCCACGATCTCCTCGGTCGTCTGGACAGTGTCGCCGCACATGGCTACTTTCCAGGCGTCGATTAGGGCGTCGATCGGGTCAATGCGCTGCGTGGCTTGGTCTTTGTCAATTTTGATTTCGCCGTAATTGTTGGAAATCGTCCTGGCGTTTGCCATCGACCATGTCAGCAGCTCCTCACCCCGGTTGTACTCGACGTTTCCGGCCTCGATTTCCAGGCGCAAGTCCTCCGTTGGATCAGACAGGGCTTTCGCCGTCTGGTGTATCTCTAGGCTGTCATACCCGGTCGCTTCCAGGTCTTGCAGGAATGCCGAGGCGTTGTGTGGGTCGTAGCAGATCAGCCGCGGCACCAGGCCGAAGGCGTCCACCATGGCCTGCATATACGCCAGAATGTAGCGGTAGTCCGTTTTTATGCCGCCCATGGTTTCGGTGACTGTGATCAGCTTGTGGTCTACCCACACGTCATACGGCGCCAGGTCGGTGTCTATATGCTCCTGTACCCGCTTCGCGGGCATGAAACTATGGGAATGGATAAAATACTTTTTCTTTCCGTCTACGTAGAACGGAATAACGAAAACGATCGTTGTCAGGTCGCCGCCGCTGGACAGGTCAAGGCCCACATAGCACGGGCAGCCGCGGAACGCCGTCAGGTCGCGGTCGCTGGCGCAGCGTTTCCACATTTCCATGTCCCGCAGGTATGTGTGGTTAGACCACTGAATCCATTTGTTCAGCTGCTTAACCATGAAGTCCCGCAAATCTTCGCCGCCCATGTCCCGCGCCGTTGTTGCGATCGGCACCAGGTTTTCCAGGGCTTCCTGGTCGTAGGCCAGGGCCGGGTTTGCTTTGATCCAGTTCTCCGGCAGCCAAATATCGTCGCCTTCGTCCAGCTCCGCGATATAAATAAATTGGCTATCTACCCGTGTAGCGCCTTGCAGAATCCGCTTGCAATGCTCGTACAGCTTGAAACAAGGGGCGTTAAGGTTAAAGCCCGCCGTGGTGATCACGCTGATCAGGGCTTGCTTCATCTTCTTTATGCCACCCTCGCATAGCTTGTACATCTGGTTTGTCGGGTGTGCGTGGTATTCGTCAACGATTGCCAGGTATGGCCGGTGTCCGTCCAGGCTCTTTGTATCGCCGGAAATGGAGCGGATCACGCCGTTCGTGATCAAGCATTCAATCGTGTGGTTGTGGTCGTGAATCTTGAAGCATTCGTCCAGGTCTTTGTCGGAACGGATGAATTTCTTCACTTCGTCGAACACAATGTCCGCCTGATCCTGCTTTGTAGCGGTGCAGAATATCTTCGGGTACTGGTAGGCCGTGAAATTGCCGTAATAGCAGGCCAGGATTCCATTCAGAAACGACTTTCCGTTCTGTCTGCCCAGCTGGACATAGCTGGTCCTGAAACGGCGATAGTTGCCCTCTTTCTTCTTCCAGCCGTTCAGACTGCCCAGAATGAAGCATTGGAACGGGTAAAGGTGGATTTTTTCGCGCTCCTCACCCTCTGCAATTTCCAGTTCTTCCGCAAAATCAATGATTTCATTGGACGCTTCAACGTCGAACCAGTAAACAAACGGCGCTGTTTTGCTGGCTTCCAGGTCGTCCAGGTGCCGCTGACACGCTTTTTTTACCAGGGCGCCTGCGTTGATCCGTCCGGCCAGAACGTCTATTGCGTACTGTGTGCAGCGATCCGTCATGCTTCACTCGCCACTTTTTCCTTTGCGTACTTTAGGAATTTGTTTGTCGGCGCCTCCTCTTTGGCCTTTGGCGCCACCAGACGACAGCGCCCGGCAATCGTCAGGCCGAAGTCCGTGGCACCCTGGCGGCATTGCCGCCACAGTCTGTCCTGCTGCTGCATTAGGTCGGCCCGTTCCTGGTTGACGATCCGCTGCGTTTCCACGATCTTCTCGCCCGTTTCCGGGTCGATTTCTGGCTTTCCGTCCAGCCCCACCTTGTAGCGCCGTACCTCCACCATCACCGGCAGCGTGTCGATCTCCTTGGTCATGTCGATATAGTCGGATTCAGTCTTTACCAGGCGGGCCAGGGCTTCGCAGTCCAGATTGGTCATTATTTTCAGATCAATCAGCTGCGCGGACAGCTCCCTAAACCGCTTTTTCTGCTGCTTGGTCAGCCAGGCAGGCGGGGCGACTTTGTCGGCGTCTGGGTGCAGCTCTTGGGCCTCCCGCAGGGCAATTTCTGCCTTTGTCAGGTGTTTCTTTCCCTTCGCCTGCAATAGGGCGATTGGTTGCTTTTTCCCCGCCACGTCCTCACCTCCTTCGGTGTCACAATCTGACACTTTCGGCGGCTTTCACGGGCGCCCAGGTGCCAGAATTTCAGTGGGGAGTTTTCTCCACGATTGAGGAGGGCGCGACTAATCCGGCAGACCGAAAAACTTTTTCGACCCCCCCGGCCTCCTCGAAGTACCTGGCGCGGTACTCCCGCAGCTGCTTCTGACAGGCTTCCATGGACGCCCGGCCGCGCTTATACAGCGCCGTGATCCGCTTGTGTGTGTTGGCGTTCAGCGGTATCAGGTTCCACGGGTCAAGGCGCTTGTTCCAGTCGTCCTCCAACTCGACAATGTGGTGGACTTCCTCCGCTTGCAGCAGCACTCCCTCCTCATACAGGGCGACAATGTCCCAGCCGTCGAACACGTCCATTACGCGCGCGCGCATTATGCGCCACGCGCGCGAAACGTAGAAGTCCGCCGACCGCTTGCTTCGGTCTTGGCGGTTGTAGATCATGTGGCGGCTGGCCGCTGTCGCTGCGCAGGTATCACACAGCGCTTGCCCTTGCGGGATCGGGCGGCCGCAGCGGCAAAAGTGCAGCAGCATTTTCTCGTTCTCCCTCGTTTGTTTGCCGCTTCTCGCGGCGCTTGTGGCCGCCTTCTTCCTGGTGCCGGAAAAAGAAAAAAGGCAGGCGCGAACAGGTGACTTGCTATGTCTTACTGTCCGCGCTTGCCTTGCGCCATCTGGGCATATTGTATTCCTACGGGCCGATTATTTCGACCCCAGATTTTCCCCACGTTTTCACCAGCGTTTCAGCCCATCCACCCCGAATAACCTGACGGCTATTTTTGCCATCACATCTTTGCACCATCTGGCTGGGCTGTTCTTCCCGGCGTTCAGCGTGGAGGCGATCTCCTCGTAGCTGACGCCCTCGACGTATCTGGCCCGGAATGCCTCCCACTTGTACGCCTGCCCGGCGTTGGTGTATTCTCCGGCCACGTCGGCCATAGCGGCGTCGATAGCCGCCACCATGATCGACGTTCTGACCTTGCTGGACGTTATGCTTTCCAGGTAGGCGTCGCCCCAGGCGGTGTCGGTTCCAGGGCCGCCGCGTTCTGCGTAGTCCTTTAGTGCTTTGTAGTTTGCCATCAGGATCGCCGTATTGTGCAGCATTGCGTCCGCCGCTCTCTGCTGCTGGCGCTGCTCCATAGCGATCACTGTGGCCGTGGCCGTTCGCCGGATCATTTCTTCCAGGTCAGGCCGTTCTTCATCGTTCATATTCTGCTCCTTCCGGCCTGGCCGTCTGGCTGGCCTATTCGTCAAACAGGCTTGTCTGTTCGCTGCGGCCTGCCTTTGCTTCTTCCAACTCGTGCGCGATCCGGCTGGCTGCCTTTTCGTATGTGCTGGCCTTATTTTCAAACGCAAGCCAACGGCGGCCGGTTCTGATTGCCGCCACGGCGGCTGTGCCGCTGCCCGCGAAACAATCCAGCACCAGGTCGCCCGGTTGGGTGCTGTCCTCGATCATGCGCTGAAACAGCGCCACGGGCTTCTGGGCGTAGTGCAGTTTCGGGCCGTCCGTCTGCTCCGATCCGCTGGAATACCCCCGCATTTCCCACACGTTGCTACCGCCACGCTTTAGGGTGCTGTCTTTCGTCCCGTACAGCACAAACTCGTGGACGTAGCTGTAAAAGCTGCCCGGCCCGGACATCTTGTTCCAGACGATCACGTTTTTCACCGGCAAATAGTCGGCAAAAATGGGGTAATAGAACGCATAGCCCCGCCAGTCCATGCAAATGTAAAATTCCCCGTCAGGCGTCAGCACCCGGCCCATCTGCTTCGCTAACTGCTGCCAGAATGGCTTCGTGATTTCCAGATCGGAAAAGTCGCCGCGTTGGCCGTTCTGGGTCAGCCCTTGGAAATAGGGCGGGTCTGTTATGATTGCCTTGACGCTTGCCGTTTTGACTTGCCGGATTCCGTCCAGGCAGTCCATGTTGTAAAGTCGGTTTTCTTCCAGCATTATGTTCTCCTTGGCCTTATCTCGTTTTGATTGCCTGCCGCAGCATATCGCCGCAGGTGGGGCGCCGTTCTATCGGCGTTCCTTTCGCTTCCTCTGCGTCCTCCGACGTATTGCAGGCCGCCCTGGCCGGGCAGCCTCCGCAGATTCCGGCCACTTCCAGCGCCCGGAATGCCCAGGCGGTTTCGTCCTTCGTCCCTGTTATTTTCATAGCTGTGCCTCCAATCCTTCCAGCAGCACGTCGCACACCACAGCGATCAGGGCCGCCACCAGAGCAACCGCCAGGATCACGACGGCGACGGCCCGGAACAGCATTTTCTTGACCGCCAGAAAAGCCGCGGCGATCGCTTCGTAGGCAGTTGTCAAAAATTCCTTGTCAGCTTGTTTTCTCTCCATGTCCATGTTGTCCTCCTAGACTTCGTTCCCCCAGCAGTCCCAGCCTTCCGCAGTCTGCCGGGCGAATAGTTCCACCCGCGGCACGTCACCCATCAGCTGCACGATTCTGTCCCGTGTTTCGGCTGGCTTTTTGCTGTGCTGCTCGACCGGCGCCTGTATGACGCTATGCACCGACGCGCTCACGCGCTTCGGCTTGCCTTTGACGGCAAGCAGGCATATTTCCGGGTTGCTGCGCGTCCAGAATCCTAAGCCCCAGAACAGGCGTCCCCCCCCCGCGTGAACTTGATCCAGTTGAACGCAAGGGTTTTGTACTTGAATCCCCACGCCTGGATCGTTTCCAGCGCTTGCGGCAGGTTTGGGAACGTCGCCCACATGAAAAGCACCGCATTTTCAGCCGCCAGAGTGCCCACGGGCAGCTCTTTGATCTCCTCGGCGCTCATGGTGTTGTAGTGCTTTTTCGCGGCTCCGTGGCCGCCCTGGGTGTAGCTCCATGGTGGATCGGCATAGATAACGGTATATTTCCCGGCCGCCTCCGGGGCGAAAATGTCCACTTTCATCTTTTCGCCCCTCCGTCTGTCAGTTCGTCCGCGATCGTCAGGATCACGTCCATAATTTCGCCGGGGGTGTATTTTTCATCATCGGCCACGCAGTCCCGCGCAATGCCTTCTTCGTCAACGCAGCGGAACGCCTCCAACAGTGCCGCCACCAGGGCCGTGTCGCTGTCCATGCGGCGCTCCATCCTGCGCAGCAGCCCTTGGCAGGCTATCTGCTGGTTATCCGGCAGGCCGGACACTTCGACGGCGTATTGCAGCATTTCAAACAGGTCTGCGTCCTCGCCGGACAGTCCGCTTTCCTGCGGCTGCTGGTGATTGTCTACGCGGCCGCTATCCGCTGCCGGTTCCGGCTGCGGGGTCTGGGGGCACGGCTCCGGCACCGGTTGGCGCATTGCTGGCTCCTGGGCCTGGGGCTGCTGTACCGGCTGCGGCAGGACGGAATAGATGTGCCGTTGGACAGATTGACGGTAGATGAGTGCGCCGATACCATTTG